TCCTTTCTGTAGTCTTCGAGTTCGCTTCCGGCCTGATCGCCGTTAACGATGGCGTCGGCGCACCAATCGATGAAAGCGCGAGCGACCGCTGCGCGCTGCCGAATTGCCTGTAATTTGTTGCGGCCACGGAAGAACGGCCATGCAGCGACGTCGACCTCTAAGGCCTCTGTGCGACAGTGCTCAATCTCCATTTTGGCGCGGTGGTGTAGATACCGGCCCACGGGATGCTGAGTCAGAAAGGCACGGACATCCTCACCAAGCTTGGCGACGGCAAATATCTCACGTTCCGTTTCATCAGCAAACTGCAAGTCCCGGCCGCTGGAAGGTTCGGCCATGGCGTTCTCCTGTTAACTCAACTTGTAATCGCTACCTTCAAATCTTTGCTGTAAACCAGCACATTCGTCATGTTCGCGCCGCGCAGATCAGTTCCCGTGAGATCCGCGTCTCGCAGATCCGACCCCGTCAGATCCACGCCGCGCAAGTTCTGCCCCGCCAGCACTGCACCGCGCATATTGGCGCCGCGCATGTTTCCGACAGTCTTCGTACTGCCGTCTTTGAATACGATCGTTGGCATTGCCGTAGCCTTGAGGCATGCCCTGCCTCTGCGTGTCGAGTTACTTGTGCATGCCCTTGAGGGTCTCTGCCAACCGAGCACGCCGTCCGAGAGTGCCGCCTGCTCCTGCCGCCTTCTCCAGCTTCCCTTCCGGAATCTTCTGACCCTGAGGCACGCCCAACTGCTTATGCAGCGCCCCCGGGTGGCGAATTGCGCCTTTGATCCAGTGCGTTTTGCTCATTTCCGATTGAACCCATTACGGTTGAACGGTGCGCCCACGCCCGCTGTTTTCTTCGGGTGCGCGGGGTGTTTCTTGCCGACATGCTCCGGCAGCTTTGCGGGGCCGCGCGCATGATCTGCGGCCGAGAAATCCTCGCCGACGGACTTCGGGATGCCGATCGTCGAGTTGCCCGCCGCAGCGGCATGCATCGCTTTCTGTTGGGCTCGGCTTACGCTTGGCATTACAGCTTCCCCAAGTCTTCGCGATTGATATCCCTCACAGACGACCTACTCCAGGCAATATTGGTTCCGGATCACTGCCACCCGTATTGCCTTGCGGCAGCCGAATGCGCGGCTGCGCAGACGGGTGAATCTTGGTCTTCGGACCGGGCGCCTTGCCGATCTTCGGCAAGGTCGGCGGCTTCATGCCTCCGAATTTCATCGCTTTGCCCCCGCGAGCGGCGGCCGACCGCCGTTGAGTGGGTTTGCCCGTGGCCCCAGCCGGGTGGCTGCGGCAGCTGACGGATGGACAGCGTTCGCGGTATACGTGGTTCCCGCATTCCCTGGGTTGGGGAGCGGGAAGGAACCAGGTACGCCGGGAGCGGTCTGCCGTCCGTAAGCCATTGAGTTACTGAGCCTTTCCTAGGATAGGCTGACTCACAGGCGAGCCGTAGACGCCCTGCGCGATCGGATGCAGGTTGGCCGGCGCCGGCTTGCCCACAGGGCCGCCGGGAGCGGAAGGGTGCGGCTGGCCGGCGGCGCCCGCCATGCGATCGGCCGTCTGCTGCGAGGTCTCGCCAGTCGTCGGGTTGCGCGTGTCTTTGCTGGGATTTGCCATATTCCGATGTTACCTCATTTCTACTTCGGCGGGAAGCCCTTGCTGGGCTTGGGCGCAGGCTTGGCAGCCTCTACGGCGGCCTTGCGGGCATCTGCCGCTCGGTCGTGCGCGCCGTCCGCGCGCTTGAGATTGACCTCGGCGAGGCGGTTGCCTTCCTTGGCCGCACCCAAGTCGCGGGCGGTTTGGTTCTTCATCTTCGCGATTTCCTCTTGGCTCGCGCCCTTGGAATGACCCAGCTCCATATTGTTGTCAAGCTGCTTCATGCGCCATTCGTGGTTCATACCGGCCTCGGCTTTCTCGCGCTGGTCGCGCTGGTTGGCCTCGTCGGCTCGCTGCTTGAGTTCCTGCATCTTGACCGCGATCTCTGGCGGCGGCGGTGGCGGCGGGGTGGTCTTCATGTGGTCTGTGAGCTCCTGATCGTTCATGAAGAAGCGGCTCGCGTCCTTGTAGCCGAGAGCCCCGAAGATCTCATCCGCGATCTCCATGCTCTTCACGCGCCGGGCCATGTCGGGCAGCTGGATGACTTGTTGCATCCCGAAAGTCAGCTTCTGCACCCGCTTCACGGGGTCCGTGTTGCCTATGCCGACGTTGATCTGCACCGTCAGATTCTGCTGGAGCAACTGGTCCGTAACCACGTCGGTGCCGTCACGCTGCCAGAGCGGCGTGCTCTTGGCTGCGATCGCAAGCACCGTGTGGTCGGTCTCGTACATCTGCTCGAGCCGCACGAGCTGGCGCAGCACCGGCTGCATCCATGTCTCGAAAAAGAGCTTGATCCCGTAGTCCTGCACCGCACCCGCGGCCCCTTGAAGGACGTCCATGCTGCCCGCTCGGTCCATCTGTTTGCCGCCAGCGGCAACGCTCGCCTGACCGAACCCACCTACCAAGTCGTCGAGGTCTTGCGCGAGACGGTCCTGCTCTTGGTATGCACTGGACGTGACGTCCGGTGTATTGACAACCTGAACGTCCTTCTCGGGATCGTTGGTCATGACGCCGCCGCCCGGGACGTTGCGCATCAGTGCGTCAAGGTCCATCTGGCTGCCGCGGCGGATGAAGTACCGTTTGTTGAGTACCAAGCGTACGTTGTCAAGGCGCTGGTTGGCGACGGAGTTGATCTCCTCCTGCAGCGGCGCGATCTGCGCCACGTCACCATCGGGGTAATTGCGGTGCGCTTCCACGCTTGAGAAGCCGACCACGAAGGGCCGCTCCCCGGGCTGCAGGTGCGGGTACATCTCAGTCAGCGGGATTGGATCTGTCAGCACGAGCTGCGTGCCGAGCGTCCAGAAGGCCACGTCTATACCGCTCTCGCGGACGATGTTGAGGTGCGCCCACACCATGGCGAACTCATCCGACGCCTTATCAGTCGTCGGGTCGATGCGGCGGAAGCCCTCGCGCGCGCGTCGGGTGCGGTTGTCGATGTTCTCTTTGCTCGCCGAGAGGATCTCCGCGATGCCGTACTTGCGCCAGATCGGCTGCCCTGTCTTGGGCGAACTCATGTTCATGCGAGCCATGACGTCGCCGACGTACATACCCATCATGTAGCAGAGGTATGGGCTGGACCACGCCGGGTTGCGCCAGTCGCACATGGGGTCGAAGAGGAAGCATTCCGGCGGGATGTCATCACACACCGGCATGTCATACAGTGTCTTCATCTCCTCGCGGCCCATGGGCGTCTTGCCATCCTCGGCCATGATCGCTTTGCCCTGGTCATCGAATGCCGGCACGACCTGCTTGGCCGTCTCGTAGCGCCAATACTGATGGCTGATGCAGACACCATAGACCTTGGTGTCTTGCCATGCGCCTTGGCAGGTGATGAACCAATTCCACGGCACGCGCTCAAGGCGCGTCTGCAGCAGGGCCTTATTGACGGCTGCGGAGATTACCTGCTGCTCGTCAGTAGGGTCGACTGCGCGGATGTCGAGGTAGTCTTGCGTGGCGAACGCCGCACTTGCGTGCGCGGCTTCCTGCGCCTTGGTGTTGGCTCGAGTCTTGGGTCGGAACGTCCGCGATCGGCGCCAGTCGCGGCGCACGTACGGCGTAGCAGGACCATGCTCGCCGCGGAAGTGATGAAGGTTCCGCTCCCATCCGAGGGTGATGTTGGAATCCATGTAGTCGCGCGAGTTGACGAAAATGTCCTTCGCCTTCTGGATGCACCAGCCGTCGGACTGCCCACTGGACTTCTCGCCGGGGTCGGTGCCCTGTGGCGAGGCAATGCTCTGCCCCGGATTCTGCAACTCGTGCGAACCGGTGGTCGTTGGCCGCGGATCGGCCGAAGCGTTCATGCCGGGCGGCAGATCCGCCGGCTGTCGCGAATACTCAAACGCCGGATCTACGGCAATGGCGGCTCGGCCTGCAGTGCGTGTCTCGCCCGCGGCTTGGCTCATTTCTTCATTACTTGGCACGATTGAACCTCATGACCGCGTCTTTCTCGCTCGCATCCTTGGAGATGACGTCATCTCGCAGATCCCGCGGCATATCCTCGACGCTGTATACATCCACACTGGGGCCGCGGCTCTGGCCGAAGCGCTCAAGAATTTCACCCGCCGCCTTGCGCGTGCGCGGCAGGAGCGCGGCGATAGAGTCGCGGCGCATGTTGATTCGGTAGCCCATGCGCTTCGAAAGCGATGGGGAGTTGATGACTACGCTCTCATTGCGCGTGTCAACGTTGACCGTCCACTGCCGGCCGGGGTACGTCTTGACGAGATCCTCGCCGATGCGCTTGGCGATCCAGAATTCGAGTGCCTCGGCCTTCTGCTCGTGGCTCAAGCCGGGCTGGACGACGTTGAAATCTTGAATGCTGTTCTCAGACTTTTCCATACGTCTTCCCTTTGGCTCGTTCAATCTGAAGCTTTGCGTACTCGTCCTGCGAGTAGACCGCGTGGACGAGACAATTGGTGCTGTCGGCAATCGCCTGCGCTACTGCGGCAGCAGCGGCAAGGCTTGGACCGGCGATGGTCTGCGTGTGTACCTGTCGGAACTCGGCCACGTATGGCCGCATGATCGGGACTACTTCTTGGTGCATTACGGCATCTCCGGTTCGACCGAATTTTCGTTTTCCGGTTCGACGCTGTTTCGGATCAGGTCGCCCAGCTCTTCAGCGAAGGTATGGCACAGGGCGTCGGCTTCATCAGGCGAGGCCAACCCGCGCTTCTTCATGTCCTTCTTGCGCTCGAGGCGGACCCGCTCTTTGTCATCGAAATAGTACTCGCGCCCGATCAGCGCAAGCCGCAGTTCGCTGTCCTTTTCAGGGAGTTTAGCACCTTTGAGCCAATCCCGCATGCGCGCCCACATCTCGGCCGTCTTGTTGTAGTACTTCTCGTCCTCAAAGGCGGTCTCGCCGCCGTTGACCTCAACCACGGGGTGGCCGAGCATCTGAAGGCGATCAACCACGCCGGCGCCCACGCCCACTCCGTCGACGAACACAGCGGCCACCTGACCCCAGTCTTTCATGGCAGCCACGATCTCCGCGGCTAGCTGCATGGTGTTTAGCTCGCGGAACTTTCGGATCTCATGAAGCTTGCGGCCTTGGCGTATAGCGATGCACGACTTATCATCGCCGTACCGAGCGACGTCCACCCCGAACACGACAGGCAGTAAGCACCAAGCTTCGTATGGCATGTCAACGAGCATGGCTTTGTCGACAGATTCGGTAGAGATGAACTGCATCGCGCCGAAGCGCGGGAAGAGCCCGAGGATGCGAACACGTACGAAGTCGGAATCAATTCCATATGCCTTGATCCATTCATTTAGTTCCGCCTTATTGGTCATCTTCGCCGTGCGGCTGTCGATGTGCCGGGACACCCATCGAGCCGAGTCGCGCTCAAAACAGTCTTTGAAACGACCCGTATTGCGGGTTGGATTGCCGAAGACAAACCACATGGCGCCAGTAGTGGACATGGCGCCTTCTGAAACTTCAAAAATGCGATCGGGAATCGCCGAAGCTTCGTCAAAGATCATCAGCACGTATTTAGCGTGCCGGCCGGCGAAAGCTTCGGAGTTGTGTTCGGTGTTC